TCCATCAACTGCTTGTTGCTCAGTCATCTTTAATTCAAAAGCCATTGGGTTGTTTGTTTAATTGAATATATTATAATCGAAAATCACTCCTATTCTACTTCTTTTATGCCACTTTTTGGATTGTCTTCAATCCATCTTTTCTCTTCATCAATAGTATTTCTTCCATATAACCATCCAGTAAGAATATACTTATTTCTATTCTTTACTTTTCTAGCACGATGGGAAAAAGGCCATGCTGCTGGAAATAAAATTAACTTTCCTGTTTGAGGTCTAATAGAAGTACCATCAATAAATTGAGTTTCTCCACCATTCTTAACATCATTTAAATAAAAAATATAAGTTAAAACTCTAGGACCCAATTTATAATCCACATAATAATCATTATGCCAATTATAAAATCCACCTGGAGTATAACTTTTAATCAAATATCCATCATCTTCATATGTATCTAATGGATTTAATCCAAGACCTTTACAATGAGAAGCAAGATATTTTTGATATTCACGTATATTTTCACCTAAAATTTTAGAAATTATATCATCTATTTCTTTCCAATCAGGGTATGTAGATATATTTAAGTTCATTGCATCATGAACTAATTTATCAACCCTACTATATTTACCAATAACACATGGACTTTTTCTATCATCATCTTCATACTTATCAATAATTTCTTCACATAAATCTTTATCTAATGCTTTTCTCTTTGTGTATATGAAATCACAAATTTCTAAAAATCCATCATCATTACTAATATCACTAATATCAGTTATATCCATTTAAGCCACCAATTCAACAAATTCACTTAGAACTTTCTTGTTCATTTTCTTACTCTTAAGACTTTTAACAAAGGCACGTTTAATCTGTGCTTTTGTAGCATCTTCCTGCACCTCAAAGTCATCATCATTTGCTAATGCATTTGAAGATAATCCAAAATATGTATCATACCCAGAAGTTTTAATAGCAAATGCCTTATCTTTCTTCCAGTCCTTTACTAGTCTATCAAAGTCTTTATCTTCTGTAAAGTGGTATCTACGAATAAATACGTTTCCATCTCTTGGTGAAAGAATACGAATTCCAATTAAATTCATATCAGTAAATCTATCCTTTAGATTATTAAGTAACACATCTGTTATTTGTGCCCATCCTTTAACATTAAAGGTATATGTAGTTCCTAGTTTACGATCTCTCAATACAGTATTGCGATGAACGTATCCACATCCAAGATATGGTTCATCTTCCCAATGTCTCTGAACTTCTTTATGATATGTTAATTGTCCTGCTTCACCATCAGTAAGTATTACACACTGAACTTTTTGTAACTTATTCTCTTCTTTAAATCTTGGAAGTATTTGATGAAGTGCCATTATGGTTTCATTCAATGGAGTTCCAGAAAGATCTAACCCAAGTGGAATTCTATATTGAGTATAATTTTTAAATGAATATGCAATACGATAAATGTTTATCATTTGCTCCTCTAAAGTTTTAGAATTTACATTACTTGTAAAGAACTTCATTAATGAGAAATTATCAACCATTTGAAGAGAACCTTCTTTCTTTTCATAGACAGAATGACGGACACCATCTTCCTCTGTCCAAAGTGGATAATTGAAAGTAAATGCATATACTTCAAATGGAATATTAACTTTCTTGCAGAACCAGATTAAATTATAAAGTTGCTTTAAAGTATCTTCTAATACACCCTGCATAGAACCACTCCAATCAAGAATGAATACTAATCCATGATTCTTACCATCAGGAATAACTGTTATTTTCTTAAATAAATCTTCATTGAACTTATAAGTATGAAGAATAGAAGTATTCAATACACCAGTCTTAGAAGTGGTAGCTCTAGCATATGCATCAGCAGATTTACGACACTCAAACTCTTTAACTAAGTAGTTAACTTCTTTCTGTGCATTTCTTTTAAACTCTCTATATTTTTCATCAACCTGTTCAAAAGATGGGAACATATCACATCCTTCTGATATATCAGTTTCTTCCCATTCTAATCTAATTCTTTGATGAAGAATTTTATTTTCAACAATTACTTTATCCAAATTAACTTTTGGAATTTCAACATATACACTCTCTGAACCATTGTTCTCAGCAAGTTCTCTTAATTTTTTATCTAACGCATTAACAGTTTGAGTTTCTGGTTCCAAATCTAAAGGAGTAACATTATCGTTGCCCCTAGAAGGAGTATTAGAACCACGGTTCCCACCTTCCAAAGTATCATCGCCATTAGTGTTAGGAATGGGAGAATCAGTATCGTCAGTGCTATCAGTGTCACTATCCCCAGTATGTGAACCACCACTTGGAGAAGATTGTTGTTCGATAGGTAGTTCTTGAATCTGTTGAGACTCCTCCTTATCGGGTTCTTCTTCTCCCTGCTTGCAGAAATTATATAACGCTTCTGCTGCGGATACGGCTTCTTCAAACGTTTCTGCATTTTTAATTAAATTGACAATCGAAGTTTCAGTAGGTGAAAAAGAGATATTAACGAACGAACCAATCTTGAAATATAAATTAACCCTATCAGCAAGGTTAAGAAGATTAACATCTTTATCATCTATTTCAAAAAAATCATTATCTGCAAGCTCATTATATCCTCTATAGAAAGTTTTGGCAAGTCCCATATACTTACGCTTCATCAACTTCTCAATTCTTACATCCTCTGCAATATTCATAAAGGTATGAGGAATACTCTTAGGAGGATCTACATCAGGAGTGAATAATGCATGTCCAACTTCATGAGCAACAAGCATATCATAAACACGATTACTTGTGTTCCAATTTGGAAGTTGTAAAACACGAGTGTGAACATTGAACTGTGCTGTTTCAACATTCTTATGCTCTACCATCAAATCTTCTGTTGCAAGAAGTTTAGCAAGTTGTGATTTGATTTCGTGCTTGACTGTCATTAGTGCCTTTGCTTATGAACCTATTATACGACGAAACCCCTCTTTTGGAGGGGTTCAATAGACGCTTTATCAACTGTCTGCGTCTTTCTCTTGCAGCACGTAGTGCCTGTGGTTTAAGTTTTCGTTTGGCATCCTTCTTAGAGTGATGCTGCCAATTCGGAGTATTCATTGCCCTGAAGATGTTCCATAATATTTATTGTAGGGAACCATCCCAATTTACGCAAGGCAGTTGTGTCAGCTTGCAAACTGTCTGGTTCTCCTGGCGTATTTTCCTTTACAGGCAAATTTAATCTTCCCATTGCTTCTGCCAGTTTTTGAACCGAAATTGCTTCTCCAGTTCCAATATCAATTGTTCCAACATATTCACTGGGCATTATATATGCAATTGCTCTTACCACATCATGCACATGAATATAATCCCTTTTATGCCTTGTGATGTACTTAGCAGTATTCTCCTGAAGCATTCTATACAACATATCAGATCTACTACCTTCCTTCGACCAGACATTAAAAAATCTCATACCAACACTATTGGGTGGAGCCATAAGTTCATTTGCTTTCTTAGTCATTGCATAAGGATTATTCCACCATCCATGTGCTCCTGCTGAACTAGCATAAAGCAACCTAACATTATGCTCTCCACAATAATCGAATATAGGTTTTGACTTCTCTACATTATTCTCCCAGAACTTTTCTGGATTCTCTATACTATCTCTAAGAGCAGCAAATGCAGCAAGATGAATAATCACATCATAATGCTTTGCAAACATCCCAGAAGGTGCAACCCAATCACCAATATCATCTGGACTATCTAATCCTTCTACCAAATAACCATAACCTTGTTCATGTCTTAAATCATGAAACAGACGACTACCAATAAAACCTTTATGTCCAGTAACTAAAATCTTCATATATCAGGATAAAGAATCTCAAAATCTTCAGCATATTTTTCCCGTATATTCTTTATAAGTTTGGGAGTTGGTTCTAGTTTAATGGTTTCATCAATATATTCCAACCGAGGATATGACACTTTATGAATTGGAAAAGTAGGAATTTTTAAGACATCAGCCATCCAATCACCAAATTCATCACCAAATCCATCCTCAAATCTCCATACATTAGTCTCTCCAGTAAGAAAATCTAATTGTGGTCTAAACCAACTTTCCATTTGAGATTCGGGAAGATGATTTAAAAATTGAAAAAAATCTTCACCTTCCATTCTTTTTTGAAGTGGATATTCATCATCTTTAAATGTCCATTGATTATAATGATGATACAAATAAATTGATGATGATATAAACCTATCAATAGGATTTCTAATTACACATATATGAGGTATACTATCTGATTTTAAATATTTTTGATATAAGTCACGATGAAAATGTGTTACTTCAACACCTTCATGGTAAAAACTATTATGAGCTTGTTCTTCTATAAATTTATTTTTCCATAATTGCTGTTGAATAAATCTTCCAGCAGTTCTTGGTATATGTATATGAAGAAATCTTCTACTTGTTCCTAATTGATGTTTATATGTTGGCATTAATCATTACCCATTTCTTTAGATACCATACGTGAAAAACCTTTTACTTTATCAAAGGTAATTACATTCTCAAACTTATCATGCAAGTCTGATTTATGGGATATAACAAAAATGTTAGCACCCTTTATTATATATCTAATAATCTTAAGAAATTCTTCTGTACCAAAACCATCAAGGGAACTATCAAATACTTCATCCATAATAAGAAGATTTGTATTCACAGAATTCTTAACCCTAGCAACTTCTCTCCATGTAAAGAGTAATGCTAAGTCAATTCTCATCTTCTCACCTTCACTAAATGATGAATATGAGAAATCTTCGTGAATCGGTGATTTTACCGTTTCATTAAACTCTTCATCCAATGTGAAATTGATATAAAAATCCATCAACTGAAGGTAACGATTTACCTGTTGATTAATGAATGGTAGATACTTCTTAATTATTTTTGTCTTTACTCCATCATCCCTTAACAGAGAATAGGCAAAATCGTAATGATTAATCTCTTCCCGTTTATCTGCTAAGTCTTCAATTGTTTTTTGGAGGTTTTCTTTAAACTCTGCTAACTTCTCATGTTCAGTATTTCTGTTCTTAATTCGTTCGGTAATAGTTTGAACTTCATCTTCAAGTTCTCCGATTTGTCGTTGACTGAGACTAATCCGAGTATTGTTTTGAGAAATGTCATGGTTGAGTTTAGTAATCTCCTTAGATAATTGGGTGAAGTGACGTTCTCTCTCCGTTTCTAACTTTATAGTCTCTTCCAGATCTTTAAAACCCTTCTTGAGCTCCTTTGCTTTATCTTGAACGTCGGCAATTCTATTTACACGAAACTCTTCTTCTATATCCTGTGTACATGTAGGACATACCGTATTATCTGTGAAAAACTTATGTTCTTTAGTTATTGTTGCTACTTTTTGAGTAATTTTACCTTTAAGATTATTAAGTTTCACTAACTTTTCAGAAGCACCTTCCAACTTTTTCTGTTCCTCAGTTAATCCATATACTCTATCACTAGCATGTTCATTCTTAGATATTAAAATACATATATCATCACCAAGTTCTCTACTCTTTTTCTTCTTTTCTGCTATATCATCCTTTCCTCTTTGCTCAATCTCTTCAATAAAATTTTGCTGCATTCCCATCTTATCTTTAATATTATCTTTCTTCAAATCTAAAGATTTTATCTTCTCTTTTCTAAGACGTATATTATCCTTGATAAGATTATTCATTGCAGAGAATATTCTAATATCTAATAAATCCTCAATCACATCTCTACGATTAGCACCACTCAATTGCATGAAAGGCACAAAGGTACTACTACCCAAGATTACAATTTGAGTAAATGATTTATAATTTACTTTTAAAATATTATCTTCTAATATCCTTTGATTAGATCTATCATCTGCTTCTTTATGAAGTGGATTACCATCTACTTCAATATCAAATATATTTGGTTTTATTCCTCTTCTTATAAGATAATCACGATTATTAACTTCAAATTCAATCTCTACCACACAATCTCTTTCATTAGTAGTATTAATTAACTGTCCTTTATTAATCTTACGAAAGGGTTTATTGAATAAAGCAAACGTAAGTGCATCCAACATAGTGGATTTTCCAGCACCATTTGTTCCTAC